GCCGCAATGGTCCTTCGCACATCGTGTTGATGTGCTTGGGCCGGAGAATCAGCAGATTCTTGGGTTTAAAACGCTTTCCTTTGGTGTTAAAAAGGCAAAGCGCACTGCGCCCAATGGCGTTGCTGTGCTGTTTCCCGTGTTGGCTCGCGAGGTGGCCGTTTACAACTGGTCGCCCACCGCAATCACTGACACTTTGATCGGGACTGTCTCACTCCATGGAGTCGAATCCGTGCTGACGACGCTCTTCCAGGACCCCGTCACGGGGCAAACCTATCCGGGCGTTTACACATGGGAGAAGATCATGGAATGTGTCGGGTGTTTGTACAAACCCGTTTCTGATAATCCGCCGACATCCGACCCAATCGAGGCTCTGCTCGCAGGTAATTTCCCTATTATCTAGGGACTTGAGCAGAACTCATGAATAAAACATTAAGGGTGGACCCGGTAACTTACGCGGAAACTTGGGCACAAACAATACACCCAAGTGTTCCAGTACGTAGTGAGACTGACCATTGTATACGGTCAATAACTCACCATGCAGCCCTCCTTTATTGTAATCCGTTGACAGAAGCTCTAAGACCTCGAGAGAGGTACCGTTTGGTTCGTCGGCAACTCGCCTGTTACAAGGCCTTAGTCGATGAATATGGTTGGATTCCTACGCTACAAAAGCTTAAGGATCTAGCCATGGTATTCTTGCGGAGCTTTTCTGAAGTTCCTGAAGGCACTGTTTTCTATGCCTCAGATGATTTGCGTCTATCCCCCCTGTGGGGTCTATGCATACATCTAACAGGAAAGTTGGTCACAGAGGCGGAGGTGCCACTCATACGTTTCTTTTTGAGTTGGCATCTTTGTTTGTCAAAAATCCCGCTAACGCGGCCTGATCTCGAAGGTCCAGCTAAAGCAGCTTGGATTGAGAGGCAGACCGCGCCTTTCCCCGTGGAAGCGCATGAAGATGATATACGTGCGCTTAGATACATTGTGGCATGGCTTTTTGAACTCCATCCGGGGTTCATAGGGGCCCACGGCCCTGGCAGCACCTCTACTGGTGCTAAGACTGTTCCTGATAAAAATGGGCGTTTCCGGCCATCATATCAGACATCTCTTCTGCTGCAGTATTCGCCAGATGGTCCACATCCAACCGATGATCTCCCTACAACAAAGGAGGTCGCTGTTGAGATGGAAGTTGCCAAAGATATAGGCAGCGTCCGGACCATAACGAAAATGCCTGTCGCGGATCAATTTGCGCAACAGGGTCTCAAATTCGACTGGCTAGCACAAACGGATTGGGTCAGGGAATATAATCTTTCCCTATTTGTTCGTTTTAGCGACCAGACGCCTTCCCAGGCTCTGGCGTTGAGCGGCTCAAACCCGAAAAATGCTAACCGACGCGCATCGACCATAGATTCAAAGGATGCCTCCGATAGGTTATCGGTGGACTTAATCACTCAGATATTTTCTGGGGATACGCTGCATTACATAATGCTCGCGCGTTCTTGGGAGTGTCAAGTTGGTGATGACATCGTTGAACTAGCGATGTATGACGGAATGGGATCAGCTCTAACGTTCCCAGTACAGACCACGTTTTTCACTGCTGTGGCTATATGGGCAACCATAGTGTCACTGACAAAAGACGAACCTGACCTTACTTGGCAGGAGCGAATTCTCACGGTACTTCAGCCATGCGGCTTCAAGCGTGAATACGTTTGGGCGCAAAAGTTGATCCGTGTCTACGGTGATGACGTCATTTTACCGAACCAAGCCGCTGAGTTAGCCATAGAGTTACTTGGCTACTTAGGTCTTGCGGTGAACAAGAATAAAAGCTTTATAGGCTCAATTCCTGTCCGTGAGGCCTGCGGTGTTTACGCCGTTGGGGGTTTTGATGTTACACCCCAGCGACTGAAAATTCCTATCCTGGCCCGCAGGAGCCAGGCCGATGCTGCTTTCTTTGAATCCATACGCGCGTACACCAATCAATCTTATCGATTGGGCTACAAAACGCTATACCGTAGCCTGATTCGGCATTTGCGAAACCGGGGTATTCTCATAAATCAAGAAGACCTTCGGAAGAAACACACGCGTAAGACGATTCGTTGCGATTACCGGAGTAATCTGGTTGAGCCGGATCTTCTATTTGAGGAGTATTCTGGACAAGAGGTGTCGATCGGTTTCCTTTCCGACCGAGATAGCCTCCCAAACGGAGAATCCACTTATTGGAAGCCTATGTCTACATTTACAACATATAGGCCAAAGGCAGTTGTTGTCACTGATGAGGACAGCGACTTCTATCATCTTACGCTGTGGTGGCGTAAGAAGACAGCTTACGTGAGGGATGAATCGGAGGAACAATCTTTCGAAGATTTTCTTGCTAAGTTGGCCAGCGTTCAGGTAGGTCACGGCAAAATCCCGCGAGGCACCCGCTTGATAAAGGCGAATGCTTTGCAAGTCCGTAACCCCGCGGACCCAAGGACATCTAGATGGGAATGGGCACCCATCT